CCGACACTTCTCGAAGGCAAAAGGCGCGAAGCCAGTGAAAAAAGAGATACGCGGTCTTGCCTGGATTGTTCTGCGTTGGGCACTGGCGAAACGACCGCGCGTGATGATGCTGGAGAACGTGGAAGAGTTTAAAACGTGGGGACCGCTGCTGGCCGATGAAATGCGTCCAGACCCTGCCCGCACTGGCGAAACATTCAATGCTTTTGTCGGCATGCTTTCCACTGGCATTCCTGCCGATCACCCGGCACTGGCAGAGGTCTGCGAATTTCTTGCTATTGATCCTGGCAGCACGCAGGCCAAACAGCTGGTGGAAGGGCTTGGATATGATGTTGATTATCGCGAACTGCGCGCGTGTGATTACGGCGCGCCGACGATCCGCAAACGCTTCTTCATGGTTATGCGCTGCGATGGTTGCCCTATTCAGTGGCCTGTTGTAACCCATGGGGATCCCAAGTCTCTGGAGGTGCAGAGCGGCAGGCTGATGCCATGGCGTACCGCGGCGGAATGTATCGACTGGAATGTTCCGGCCCTGTCCATCTTCGACCGCAAAAAACCGCTGGCGGAGAACACTTTGAAGCGGATCGCGCGCGGCATACAGCGCTTTGTTATCGAAAGTGCGTCGCCGTTTATCGTGAAGTGCAACCACACGAGCTCAAAAAATGCGTATGACGCTTTTCGCGGACAGTCGCTGAATGAGCCATTACAGACCATTACTAAAAAACTCGGCTACGCGTTAGCAGTTCCACACCTTACAAAATTCCGCACTGGCGCAACCGGGCAGCCCGTTACCGAACCTGTTCCGACGGTAACCGCTGGCACGTCAAAACGCCCGGGCGGGAACGGGCATGCACTCGGGATTGTTGAGGCTGCATTGACACCATTCCTGGCGGGTAATGGTGGTAGTGAATACCAGGCTAAACCGCGCCCGCTGAATAAACCTGCTCATACCATTCTGAAGCAATCCCGAGCCTGTCTTGTTGCGCCAGTGATAGCCCGCCAGTTTGGGGCCAGCGTCGGCCACCGTGCAGACGAACCGAGCGCAACCATCACCGCTGGTGGTGGCGGTAAATCTCAACTGGTAACGCCTACGCTGATTCAGATGGGTTATGGCGAACGACCAGGACAAGAACCGCGTGTGCTGCGACTGGATAACCCGCTGGGGACCGTTACTGCAGGCGGAAATAAATTTGCGACGGTGAGCGCGTTCCTGGCGAAACACTACGGCGGTAACTATACGGGGCCGGGTGTCAGTATGGATGAACCAGCGCACTCAGTGACCACCGTTGACCATCATGCGGTAGTTGCCTCTCATCTGGTGAAACTGCGTGGAACATGCCGCGACGGGCAACGCCTTGATGTGCCAATGCCAACAATCACTGCTGGCGGCCAGCACGTGGGTGAGGTACGCACATTTCTCGAGACGTATTGCGGGGAAAGTGACGATGAATGGCTGGTAACGATCGATGGGGTTAAATACCAGATCGTTGATATCGGAATGCGCATGTTGCAGCCGCATGAACTCTACAAAGCGCAGGGCTTCCCGGATGGTTACGTTATTGATCAGGACTACCGTGGAAATCGCTATGCAAAAGATAAGCAGGTAGCCCGCTGCGGTAATGCGGTACCNGCTTCCCGGATGGTTACGTTATTGATCAGGACTACCGTGGAAATCGCTATGCAAAAGATAAGCAGGTAGCCCGCTGCGGTAATGCGGTACCACCACCATTCGCCAGGGCGCTGGTGGAGGCAAATCTTCCGGAACTGTGTGCAGTGCAACAGCAGGAGGTGGCATGAAACTTGTGCTCCCGTTCCCTCCGAGCGTGAACACTTACTGGCGCGCCCCTAACAAGGGGCCGCTGGCCGGTCGTCACCTCATTAGCGCTGATGGTCGTAAATACCAGAGCGCTGCCTGCGTGGCGATCATTGAGCAATTACGACGTCTCCCGAAGCCATCGACTGAACTGGCAGCGGTAGAAATCACTCTGTACCCGCCGGATGCGCGCCGTCGGGATATCGATAATTACAACAAAGCCCTGTTTGACGCGCTGACGCATGCGGGTGTCTGGGAAGACGACAGCCAGATTAAGCGCATGCTGGTGGAATGGGGACCCGTTGTGCCGAAAGGTCGGGTAGAGATAACGATCAGCAGATATGAACCGGCGGGTGCAGCCGCCTGATATGGAGAAAAGTATGAGCCAGTTAATCGTGAATGGTGTAGTAACAATGTCCAGCCGTGATATTGCGGATCTGGTTCAAAGTAAACACAGTGACGTGAAACGCTCGGCTGAGCGTCTTGTTGCTGCGGGAATTTTAACCGCGCCGTTGGCGCAGTTCGATTTTGAGCATAACGGTAATGTGTACCAGGAGTATCGTTTTAACAAACGCGACTCTCTGGTGATTGTTGCCAGATTGTCTCCTGAATTTACCGCCGCGGTCGTCGATCGCTGGCAGGAACTGGAAGAAGGGCAGAGTGTCAGTGTTCCCCGCTCATTGCCGGAAGCGCTTCGCCTGGCTGCTGATTTAGCCGAGCAGAAAGAGCAACTGACCATCCAACTGGCAGCCGCGGCGCCAAAAGTGGAGTTTGTTGATCGTTATTGCTCTGCAAAAGGCTCCATGTCATTCCGGCAGGTAGCCAAATTGCTTAACGCAAAAGAAACTGAGTTCCGCCTGTTCCTTATTGAACGCAATATCCTGTATCGCCTCGGCGGCACACTTACCCCCATGGCGCAGCATATTTCCTCGGGGAGATTTGAAGTTAAGACGGGAACATCGAGTACATCCAATCACGCCTTCAGCCAGACGCGTTTCACTGCCAAGGGGGTACGCTGGATTGGTGGTTTGTGGGCTGAACATATTGCAGGGGGACAGGCGGCGTGAGGGCTTTGTTAACTCCTGAAGTAGCACATCGTATGGGGATTGTGTTGTTTCGGCCCGGCGCGGAACTGATGCATCTCTTCATGCGCGGTCGCGTTCTGCTCGAGCCTGAACCAGAAGAAATGGCGTCATTCAGTACCGGGGCTGTTCCGGCAGCCATTCAGCCGCTGGCTGATGATCCTGTAATGCGGCAGGTATTCGAGAATGAACGGGTTATTCAGCGTGCCGGCGGGCTTCCTTCCCTTGAGCAGTGGCTGAGTTCTCGGTTTGAATGCCAGTGGCTCCATTCATCGTGGCACGACAAGAACTTCACAACAATGCGGCACGAGCCAGGAAGTATTCGTCTGTGCTGGCATTGCGATCACACTTTGTCCGGGCAGCATACAGAACAGCTTGCAGGTATAGCGGCAGGAAACCTGGTATCCTGGATTCTGGAAGTTATTCGTCGCGATTCTGGTTTTCCCGAGTCGCATGTTCTGACGTTGCCGGAATTGTGCTGGTGGCTGGTCAGGAACGACCTGGCTGATGTTATACCGGAAAGCGTTGCGCATAAGGGGCTACGCCTTCCGGATGAGAAGATCCGCTCTGTTATGAGGGAAAGCGACATTGTGCCTTCCGTGTCAGCAGCCAGCCTCGTGCAGGAGAAGGCGAAGAAGATCCTCACGCTCTCTGTTGATCCGGAATCGCCAGAGTCTTTCATGCTCAGGCCCAAACGTCGCCGCTGGGTAAATGAGACGTACACCCGCTGGGTTAAAACACAACCCTGTGAGTGTTGCCGACGGCCAGCAGATGATCCGCACCATATCGTAGGGCACGGTATGGGTGGTACAGCAACAAAAGCCCATGACCTCTTCGTGATTCCTCTGTGCAGAGAGTGCCACGATGAGCTACACGCCGATGTACCGGCATTCGAGCAGAAGCATGGTACGCAGCTTGAGTTGCTACTGCGTTTTATGGATCGGGCGCTGGCGATCGGCGTAATTGCGACAGCTTAAGAAGTATGGAGACCGTATGAATCTGGATAATGTTTTAAAGTTTTTTGCGCCTAAAGGCATGCACATCTCAGATACCAGCAGAGCGACAGCAAGTGAACAACTTACTGTGACTGATGTAATGGCTGCACTGGGGATGACTCAGACTGATGCGGGCATCGGGCTGGCTATGTTCCTGGGTAAAGCTGGTATCAGCAGCCAGGACAGGGAGGCGTCAATATCTTGGCTAACGGAGTACGCTAAAGAGCATGCGCCCATGGCGATTCGCAAAGCATCAGGGAAAAAGTTTCCCCTCTGCATGCGTATCCTTGCCCGGTTTGCCTATAACGATTATTCCTCATCAGCAGCTGATAGCGTGGCATGCCCAAAATGTAGTGGTAAAGGGTTGCTTACAACCACTAAAACCGTGACTAAAAGCCATTACACAATGCGATTGCCACAATGGGCAAAAGACCTGAGACAGTCACCATCTGACTTTGAGGTAAAGCGCGATGTAACTGACTCTGATCAAACGTTATGTTCCCGCTGCCATGGCACCGGAAAGTTAAGTAAGCGATGCCGGTGCGGCGGCACAGGTAAGACGATTGACCGTAAAGCGACAGAACTGCAGGGAGTTCCGGTTTACAAAGAATGTAAGCGCTGTGAAGGTCGGGGATACAGCAGGCCAAAATCATCGGTTGCCTATCGCGGTGTTTTTTCCGAGTTGCCCAGTCTGCCAGACCGGACATGGCGTTATAGCTGGAAACCATTCTATGAAAGCCTGGTGACCAAATGCTTCCAGGAGGAGAGTTATTCAAGCTCTCAGCTGAATCGGGTTACTAAAAGTGAAGATGTGATAAATATCGCGTAATTTAGCGTCATGATGTTTGCAATGTTGCCGTTTTTGTGTATATTTGACATTAACGATGGGCATTGTATGTTCAGAGTTAATAAACCCGCCACCGAGCGGGTTTTTTTCGGATTTTACTCATATGGCATTGAAAAACAGGCTATCGAATAGGTAAAATTTGGGTTTTCGCCTTGTCTGGATCGACATGATGTTCCAAGCCTTCCAAACAGCAGTATTCAAAAATGTTGCAGAACATTTGAAAGGACGCTTTCCGCATAAGTCGCTGGAACTCGTATATGCAGACGAGCTGATCCTAAAAGATATGGAATTTCTTAAAACAAATAACAAGCTGCGCTGGGATCCCGGGCTTAAGTCGCGTGTGTTCATTGATATGATGGAAGAACATCCGATTAAACTGGTTGTATACTATCGTGGTGAGCCAATCGGATTTGCATTCGGGTGTTACTACAAGCCTAAACAGGCTGTACATATCTGCTGGATGGAAAAGCGTAACGATGCTCATGAAGACCTAGATCATCAGATGCTGGGTATCGTTTTGGATTGCTTCTCTGCATACGCACAATTCCTCAATCATCAAGGCGAAACTATTGATACGATAGCTTTAGTCAGTCCAGTTGATGGCGCTATGAGGTACTATACTGAAAGTGGTTTTGAATACATTTCGGATTACGAACGAGGAGGTTGCGCTATGGTGCTTAGAAAAACCTTTTCGGTTAAGTAGTGTGAGTGGTGTTCTTAAATTGACTCGGTTTATCATAAAAGTATTGAAAACCACATTTAGTTGATGCAATCTGAGCCCACACAAGATACATCAAAATGCACTACGCTTTAATTTATACATTTTCAAGTGACCAACTTGGTTGCTTGTATGCTTCAAAAGAAGCAATCACAGCCTAGCGCTGCATAGAGGGGACTTCAATGAAACATCATGAGCAGATCGAGATCGATGCGGCTAAAGTCGTTGCCGAACTCTTTGCTGGTAACGCATCTCCTATGGAATCTTTCGGCATTTCATGGAGCCAAACTCAGATGTTAGAACGCAAGAATCCTGGAGTAGTCATCAAGCTTACGCCAGATGATGGTAAAAAGCGTGCATGCTGCTGATGATCTCTTGTCAGGTTGTCATGAAGATAACTAGTTAGTTCCAAATAAACATTTGAAACCTCGCTTCGGCGGGGTTTTTTGCATTCTAAGGCCACCATATGGTGGCTTTACTTTTTCAGGCTCACGGGAATCATCCTCGATACGCATTGTTATAAATCTAGCCCGTGAAGCCTGATCCTCCTTTCATCACACAGCGCCATCCGAAAAATCGGAGGTGAGGCTATGACCAGAATGAGCACCATTTACAGCAGACTTTCATATGGAACAGGAACCACGCTGACCGGCTGCGGTGTATCAGCGAAGGCATATGCCGAAACAGCTAAAACAGCAAAAGAGGTGTCCTGGATGTTGGCCGACAGAATTGCAGGGTTAAGCCTGAGCGACTGGGCAATTATTGTCGGTATCGCATGCACTGTTATTACCTGTGCAGTGAACTGGTATTACAGGAAAAAGGAAAGGGAGGACCGGCTTAATGGTAATGTCACCAAAGCTGAAGAATAAACTGAGTGCAGCGGTCGTTGGTTTAATTCTTGCGGGGGCTTCCGCGCCCGTGATTCTCGATCAGTTTCTGGATGAGAAAGAGGGTAATAGCCTTACGGTATATCGCGACGGCGGAGGGCTCTGGACGATTTGCCGCGGCGCCACGATGGTTGATGGTACGCCAGTAGTTAAGGGCATGAAGCTGTCTTCTGAGAAATGCGCTCAGGTGAACGCTATAGAACGCGACAAGGCACTGGCATGGGTTGAGCGAAATATCAAGGTACCACTGACCGAAGCGCAGAAAGCCGGGATCGCATCTTTCTGCCCATATAACATCGGCCCCGGGAAATGTTTCCCGTCCACATTCTATAAGCGTATTAATGCTGACGACCGTAAAGGCGCCTGTGAAGCGATCCGCTGGTGGATCAAAGACGGTGGCCGCGACTGTCGTCTGACCAAAGGCCAGAAAAACGGCTGCTATGGGCAGGTAGAAAGGCGAGACCAGGAAAGCGCGCTGGCGTGCTGGGGGATAGACCAGTGAGCCTGTGCTTTAGGTTTATTGCCATTTCGCTGCTGGCGGCTGTCGCATTCATCGCGGGAAACGTATGGAGTAACCGAGGTTGGGAAAAGGAGTGGGCGGAACGTGATAGCGCTGAATCATCGCAAACAGCGAATGCACAGACCGCAGCCCGCATGATTGAACAAGGGCGCATAATTGCCCGTGATGAGGCTGTAAAAGATGCACAAGCACAAGCTGCTAAATCTGCTGCCACTGTTGCTGGTCTGTCTGCCACTGTTATCCAGTTGCGTACCGAAGCAACAAAGCTTGTCGCCCGCTTGGACGCCGCAAAGCACACCTCAGATCTTGCCGCTGCCATCAGAAGCAAAACAACCGACACCACTGCAGGAATGCTCGCCAACATGCTCGGAGATATTGCAGCAGAAGCTAAACGATATGCTGAAATCGCTGACGAACGCTACCGTGCCGGGATGACGTGTGAGCGCATTTACGACTCGGTGAGGGAGGCAAACAACAAAGGGTATGAATGATGCTTATTTACTTGAAAACTATAAGTATGCCCCAAGTTAAATAGATGCCACTAAATGTGTGGTTAATAGGAGTGTATGAAATGTTGGATGGTTATTTCAATAATGATGGTGATAGCGGCGAAGCTTTTGTTAACAAGCGGAAGCGGTTATTAGCTGTACAAGCAGCGTTGGAAATCGCAAAACAAAGTGTCGGAAACTATCATCAGTCTACTGTATCGAGAGTTAACGAAGATTTAGCCAAAACTGCTGATGGAATAGGAAAATTAGCAGATGCTATTCAATCTGCTCTGGAAAAATAGCAAGTTTTTGACCCAAACCGCCTTCGGGCGGTTTTTTTATTGTTGTCATTATGGGCATTACAGCATGCGTTCATTGAGTGCCTGCGATAATGCTTTTCGTTACAATTATCTCATTGATGATATGAGGTGGAAATGGACGCAAATTACATTGCTTATCAAACGTTAGTAGCTAACCGTGCCGCAGCTGAATGGGCCTTTTGGTCAATGGTTGTGGCATCTGTAAGTGTAGTGACTACTATTGTAACGCTCTGCTTTGCGTACAAAGCGTTGTCTACATGGCGTGATCAAGAGAAAACTAAAGTAAAACTGGACTTTAGAAATGCGATTAAGCAGTTAAAAACAGCCCTATTATTTATGCCACTCAGTATTGATCCAGACGAACTGGAACAGGAGCGTGAGCAAGTTATTGCGAAATGGTTATTTAAAGATGTAGACCTTATTAATCAGCAAATCGAAATTGGAGAGCAGAACGTGCGTAGGTTTGACGAGTTGCTAAGCATTTTTGATAGCTGCCGATCTTCATGGCTTGCAACTGAGCACTTATTTGATAACACAAAGTTGTCGAAAGACTGGGTAGTTTTTGAGGGTGATTTTGAAAGGTACATTAAAGGTAACGGATACAAGTCGTCGTTGATGCAACAGCTGGATGAAATGATGACGACAAGGTTTGTCTTTGAATCGAAGTAACCGCCTTAGGGCGGTTTTTTGTTGCTCGCTATTTATTACTGCAATTGAAACTAATTATCATTTGTACGGGTCCTCCTGGCGATTCTGAACACCGAGGGGGCGGGGACACGCGGAAAACGGCTGGTTTTTTGCATTTTATCGGCATCATCATCATTCCCTTAACTTGTTGATATTTCAGTCGTGAAATTATTCACGATGTCGAAATGGTTAAATATTGTTCATCATCATGGATAACGAACTGAAAAACCTTCGCCTCAACATCAATCAACTTGCAGCGGTGACCGACCTTCATCGTCAGACGATTTCCAGCAGGCTGAATAACGTTGAGCCTGCTCCGGGCAGTAATTCTCGTCTCAAGCTTTATTCTGTCGTGGATATTCTCCGGGAACTGCTGGGCCGAACCACGGCACCCGAGCTGGTGGATATCGATAAGATGTTACCGCCGGATCGTAAGGCGTGGTTTCAGTCTGAACGCGAGAGGCTTAAATTCCAGCAGGAAACAGGTGAGTTAATCCCGGCATCGACAGTGACCCGAGAATTTTCATCAATGGCAAAAGCCGTCGTTCAGGTGCTGGAAACGCTGCCGGATATTCTTGAACGTGATTGCGCGATGACGCCTGCAGCTGTCGTTCGGGTTCAAAAAGTCATCGATGACCTGCGGGATCAGATAGCCCTGAAGGTTGAGCAGGCAGATACGCCGGAACAGGAGGACAGTTCGCCAGAAGAGGAGTAAGCCATGCGACAGGCCACGGCGGCGGAGCTAAGAAAAAACACTGCCGGGATCATCAGAGCACCGCGCCGAATGCCTGTAGCCGAAGCCGTGCATAAATATATGCGTGTTCCGGTCGGCGTGGGTAACTCCGTTGAGTGGGATCCTAATCTTGCCCCTTATGTTGTGGAGCCGATGAATTGCCTGGCATCACGCGAATATGATGCTGTCATTTTTGTTGGCCCTGCCCGAACGGGTAAAACCATTGGTCTGATTGATGGCTGGGTGGTGTACAACGTTGTCTGCGATCCGTCTGACATGCTCATCATTCAGATGACGGAAGAGAAAGCGCGCGAACACTCCAAAAAACGTCTGGCCCGAACATTTCGTGTCAGCCCGGAGGTGGCATGCCGGCTGAGTCCCTCACGCAATGACAACAACGTGCATGACCGGACTTTCCTTGCCGGGAACTACCTGAAGATAGGCTGGCCGTCTATCAACATCATGTCATCCTCAGATTTTAAGTGTGTGGCGCTGACAGATTACGATCGCTTCCCGGAAGATATCGACGGGGAAGGGGACGGATTTTCGCTTGCTTCAAAACGTACCACCACCTTTATGTCTGCGGGGATGACGCTGGTCGAGAGTTCACCGGGCAGGGAAATCACCAATACGAAGTGGCGGAGAAAGTCACCTCACGAAGCCCCTCCCACGACCGGGATCCTGTCTTTATATAACCGCGGTGATCGTCGTCGCTGGTACTGGCCATGTCCACATTGCGGGGAATACTTTCAACCGGCCATGGAGGCGATGACAGGCTACCGGGAAACGTCTGACCCGGTAAAAGCCAGTGAAGCGGCGCATATTGATTGTCCGCATTGTAGCGGCATGATTACCGCCGACAGAAAGCGGGAACTGAACGGAAAGGGGGTCTGGTTGCGTGAGGGGCAGACTATCGACCGTGAGGGCAACATAACCGGAGAAGCCCGACGCTCGCGCATTGCCTCGTTCTGGATGGAGGGACCTGCGGCGGCATACCAGACATGGGCGCAACTGGTTTACAAATTACTGACGGCGGAGCAGGACTATGAAGCCACTGGCAGCGAAGAAACGCTCAAAACGGTAATTAATACTGACTGGGGCCTGCCTTATCTTCCCCGTGCAGCCAGTGAGCAGCGACGTGCTGACGTGCTGATGCTGCGGGCAGAAGACTATGGCAAACGACTTGTGCCGCCGAAAGTCCGTTTTCTTCTGGCGTCGGTGGATGTGCAGGGCGGGAAGAAGCGCCGTTTTGTCGTCCAGATCATAGGGTACGGTGAAAACGGCGAACGCTGGCTGGTGGACCGCTATAACATCCGCCAGTCCCTGCGTTGTGATGAAAATGGTGAGGCGCAGCAGGTGCATCCCGGATCCTATCCGGAAGACTGGCAACTGCTCATCACGGATGTCCTCGAAAAAACCTATGCGTTGCAGTCAGACCCTTCGCGACGGATGCCCATTCTTGCAATGGCTGTCGACAGCGGCGGGGAAGATGGGGTAACGGATAACGCCTATAAATTCTGGCGCCAGTGTCGTCATGACGGACTGGGTAAACGGGTTTACCTGATAAAAGGTGACAGCACCCGACGCCAGAAAATCATTACCAAAACGCACCCTGACAACACAGGCCGAAGCGATCGCCGGGCGGATGCGCGTGGTGAGGTTCCGGTATATCTGTTGCAGACAGACCTGCTAAAAGATCAGCTCAGTAACAACCTTGAGCGTGAAACCCCCGGTGCCGGGTTTATCCATTTTCCTGACTGGCTGGGGGAGTGGTTCTACGAAGAACTGACCTATGAAGAACGTGGCACGGACGGAAAATGGCGCAAGCCCGGAAAAGGCAATAACGAAGCCTTTGACCTTTTCTGTTATGCCCACGCCGTCGCTGTCCTGCGTGGTTATGAAAAAATCCGGGACTGGGAACAGCCCCCGGCATGGGCTGCCGCTCAGGAGTGTAATTCAAACATCATTGACGGGGAGCGCCCCAGGGAGATTGCTGTGAAAAAAGCGGTACCTGTACGTTCATCTTCTGTATCTGTAACTGAACCGTCCTGCCCGCTTTCTGGTGGCTGGCTGGGTGTCAGTGATAACGGAGGCTGGCTGTGACGAAATCAGAAATTCAGCAGATGCTGATAACAGTACGCCAGGCATACCGTGATTCCCTGGACGGTAAAAGCGTGTCATTCACGGGGGTTAATGGCCGGGCAATTACCAACCATGACCCTAAAGCCCTGCGTGACGAGCTTGAATACTGGGAAAGGCGCTGGCGCGCTGTCTCAAACCGCAACGGCTCGTTCAAACTCGCTAACTTTCTGTAAGGCAAATCATGGGATTTTTTGAAAAGGCACTGGGCGCAATATCGCCCGGGTGGGCGGCATCACGCGCACAAAACCGACTCAGACTCAGAGCCTATGAGGCAGCAAATCCGACTCGTCTGCATAAGGGGAAACGTGAATCCCGGTCAGCGGACACCGCTGTATTTGCAGCCGGTACTTCATTACGAGAGCAGGCCCGCTGGCTTGATGAAAACCATGATCTGGTGATTGGTCTTTTTGACAAGATGGAGGATCGGGTTATCGGTGCTCACGGGATCCACGTTGAACCGCAGCCGCTTGATCTTGAGGGTAATCTTCACTCTGAGTTTGCTGGTCAGTTATCCGCGCTCTGGGCGGAATGGTCGGTTCGTCCGGAAGTGACCGGGATGTTTACCCGTCCGGAAGCAGAGCGGCTTTTGTTACGTTCAGCACTGCGTGATGGTGAAGTGTTTACACAGATGGTGCGGGGAAATGTAGCCGGGTTGCAGCATTCAACCCAGGTACCATTTTCTCTTGAACTGCTGGAGGCGGATTTTGTTCCGTTTAACCTGAACAGTACCTCCGGGCAGCAGATCCGCCAGGGGATTATTGTCAATGCCTGGGGGCGACCGACGGGCTACAGAGTTTATAAGAACCATCCTGCCAGTTTTGCCGGACTCAATGCTGATTTAAAAACTGTTTCGGCTGACAGCATGCTGCACCTGGCTATGCGTAAACGGCTTCACCAGTTAAGGGGGATCAGCCTCATCCATGGCGTGATCACCCGACTCTCCGATATTAAGGATTATGAAGAGAGTGAGCGCGTGGCGGCACGTATTGCGGCGGCGCTGGGTTTCTATATCAAACGTGGGGATGCTCAGTCTCTTGATACAGAAACCGAGTTTTCAACACCGGGTGGACAGCGCCATTACGATATTGCGCCGGGGATGATTTATGACGAGCTAAAGCCAGGCGAGGATCTGGGCATGGTGGAGTCGAATCGCCCGAATGTTCATCTGTATGAGTTCAGGAATGGTCAGATGCGCGCTGTGGCGGCGGGGACACGTGGCAGTTATTCCAGCATCGCACGGGATTACAACGGTACCTACAGTTCACAGCGACAGGAGCTGGTAGAGAGTTTTGAAGGTTACAACGTTCTGCAGCAGTGGTTTGTTGGGCAGCAAAGCCGTCCTGTATACCGAAACTGGCTGGCAATGGCGTTGCTCAGTGGCGTTACCATCCCCAAAGATGTCGACAAAAAATCCCTTTACAACGCGCTCTATCTTGGGCCAGTCATGCCATGGATTGATCCGGGAAAAGAGGCTGCTGCCTGGAAGGCAATTGTCCGTGGGGGGGCAGGCACAGAAGCCGAATGGACGCGCGCACGTGGTCAGAATCCGCAGGAGGTGAAACGTCAGCGTCTCCGGGAAACCCAATTCAACCGAGAAAACGGGCTGGTGTTCGACTCAGACGCCGCCAACGATAAAGGAGTGCTCCCTGATGCAGCAAATGATAAGCCCGCCCCGTCACGGGACGATGATTAACCCCCGCGCCAGTGTGGCTGGTATCGATGCCGCAAACGGTCAGTGCTGGTATGAGATTCGCGCACTGGCTGCAGGGCGTGTGGAAATATTTCTCTATGACGTGATCGGCGGCTGGGGGATTACCGCTCAGCAGTTCGTCTCCGACTGTAAGGAGGCCGGGGTGTTTGAGGCCAGCGCCGTCGATCTGCATATCCACAGCCCGGGCGGCGATGTGATGCAGGGATTTGCCATCTTTAACACCTTGTCCCGTCTGAAAGCGAAGCTGGATATCTGGGTAGATGGCGTGGCTGCAAGTATGGCTTCAATGATTGTCTGTCTGCCTGGCGCCACGGTGCATATGCCGGAAAACGCCTGGCTGATGGTGCACAAACCGTGGGGCGGGATCGCCGGGGATTCCGATGATATGCGTGATTACGCTGCCTGGCTTGATCGTAATGAAGCGCTGATGCTCAGTGCCTACATGAACAAGACCGGGCTGGGGCAGGAAGAACTGGAAGCGATGCTGAAAGCTGAAACCTGGCTTAATGGCGCGGAGGCGGTGGAAAAAGGTTTCGCTGACACGCTTGAACCAGAACTGCAGGCCGCGGCCTGTGTGAATCAAAATAAACTGAAGGATTACCAGAATATGCCAGAACAGATTAAAAACCTTTTTGGGCCGCGTGCCGAAGCCCCTGCAAGTCAGCCGCAACCCGCACAAAACCCGGCGCCGCAGGCCGCAAATAACCCACCGGCACAGCAACCCACCCAGCAACCGCTGGCAGGAAATATCGACATTACCGCACTGGCCGCCCAGCTCCAGCAGCAGATGCAGGCAGCGAATACTGAACGAGTCAGCGCAGTTTCTGCTGTGTTTGATGCGTTTCCTGCTTTCGGCTCGCTGAAAGCAGAATGTATCACGGATATTTCCTGCTCAGCGGAACAGGCCCGTACCAAATTGCTCAATGCGCTGGCGGCAGGGACGACCCCGAGTGCCGGACCGGGGGCAGTTCACATTCATGCGGGTAACGGGAACATTGTTGGTGATTCCATTCGTGCGGCGGTAATGAACCGTGCGGGCTATGCGCAGGCGGAAAAAGATAACGCCTACAACGGGTATACCCTGCGCGAACTGGCCCGCGCCTCGCTGGTGGATCGTGGTATCGGTATTTCTGGTGTCGGTACAGCACAGGCGATGGTTGGGCTGGCGTTCACCCACAGCAGCAGCGATTTCGGCAATATCCTGATGGATGTGGCGCATAAGGCGGCATTGCTTGGCTGGGATGAGGCCAGCGAAACATTCGAACAGTGGACCCGTAAAGGCACACTGACCGATTTCAAAACCGCGCACCGCGTTGGCCTGGAATCACTGGCATCGCTCCGTAAGGTTCGCGCCGGGGCGGAATATAAATATGTCACCATTAAAGATCGCGGTGAGCCGATTGCACTGGCCACCTATGGTGAGCTTTTCAGCATTGACCGCCAGACTATCATCAACGACGACCTGGATATGCTGACGCGTATCCCGCAGGCAATGGGGCTTGCTGCGCGAGCCACTGTCGGCGATCTGGTCTGGGCGGTACTGACCAGCAACCCGAAAATGTCGGACGGTAAGCCGTTGTTCCACGCCGATCATGGCAACCTTGTTGCAGCCGATCTGAGTATTGAAGGGCTGGATACTGCGCGTAAGGCAATGCTGCTACAAAAATCCGGCGATCGTCGTCTGAATATTCGTCCGGCCTACATGCTGACGCCAGTGGCAATTGAGTCACGGGCAAACCAGCTGATTAAGTCCGCCAGCGTACCGGGCGCAGATGCGAACAGCGGGATCGTTAACCCGATCCAGAACTTTGTGACAGTGGCTTCTGAGGCCCGCCTGGATGACAGCAGCCCGACCGATTATTACCTGACTGCTGCGCAGGGGCGCGACACCATTGAAGTGGCCTATCTGGACGGTATCGACACGCCATATCTGGAACAGCAGCAGGGCTTCACTGTGGACGGTGCCGCTTTCAAGGTGCGCATTGATGCGGGTGTGGCCCCGCTTGACTGGCGCGGGCTGGTTAAAGTCACCAAAAAATAACGACCGCCGCCTGGCGGTTTTTTTATCCCTGAAGGCGGCGCTGGTCGCCTTTTCCTTTTATGGAGAAAAAACATGGCGAAGAACTATCAGCAGGACGGTACCACACTGGATTATCACAATGCGGGTGTTGATGCCGTTTCATCCGGTGCGCTGGTGGCGGTCGGCGGAATTGCCGGGGTGGCACACAGCGATATTCCAGCAGGCGAGTGGGGAACACTGCATATGGCCGGTGTTTTTGTGCTGCCTAAAGCGGCAGAAGAAATTGCGGCAGGCCAGAAACTGTATCTGGCTGGCGGCAAGCTGACGGTGGCAAAAGGCGATGATGCAACGCCAAACCCGGTTGTTGGTTCCGCCTGGGGAGCAGCTGAGGCGGATGATGCTGATGTTGCCGTCCGCCTGGGGTTCTGATGAGCCGGTTCCGGGAGCGTTTGGCTAAAGCAGATGCCCGGATTAACCGGGCGTTTGCCGAAGAAGTCCCTGCATGCCTGCAAACGGGTGAAGGCCCGCGTCTGGTGACCGTGATTTTTGAATCACCGGATGCGCTGTCGGGTGTACCGGGTGGCGGGGAGATTCAGAACCATTCCCCGGCGTTCAGTGCAATGACTGCGGATATTTCCGGTCTCGAAAAACATGACGGTGTGGTGATCAACACCATCCCTTACCGGGTGACACATATCGGCGCGGATGAAGAAGGGCGGACCCGCGTCACGCTGGCATATGGGGAACCCGGCAAAACACAGCCTCAGATCGATAAATGGAGCTGATATGGCGCGGGAGTCTCGACTGCGACGGGATTTACCCGTCGATATTGATGTGGATGTTATCTGGCGAATTGCGGACAGTATCGGTGCGACGCAAAAACAGTTCCGTGCAGCATACTCGCGCGCGCTCAGGCGTACTGCCGCCACGCTGCGAAAGAAAGCGATGGCGGATCTGAAAGACGGGCTGGCCCCACGCAGTATGGATCTGGTCCGGCGCCGTCTGCTGTCTTTTCGCCTGGACAGGGGATCGCAACTGGATAACTTCCGGCTCTGGTTCGGGCTGAATGCCATTAAGGTGAAAGACCTTAAAGGACGAATCAACGGGCGGCTGCGACCGCACCATACCCGGCGTGACCGCAACACAGGGCGTTTTATTAAAGCGCGCCGCCAGGCAGATAACGCCGGATTTTCCCCGAAAGGTAATCTGCTGAGCGAACGGTCGTTTGAAAACGGGGAGGTGTCGCGTTCAAAACGGGATAATCGCCGGACGGTGGTTATTCGCGATCCCCAGACCCGCCGGACACGCGAAGCAGAAATGGATATCTACGAACCGATGCTGAACTACATTGAGGACAACGCATTTGCGGAAGCGATGGAGATTTTTATGCATCACTTTGAAACCGACATTCGCGGGCGCGTAAAAGCCCGTATTTCTGTCTGAGGTAACGAACGATGGCCGAGCCACTGTTGCTGGGGCGGTATCACGATGCCGTGACTGACGCATTAAAAAAAATCGGATGGGTGCGTGATGCCGGTGCGTATCCGGAACGAAATGTTCCCCGCTTTTTGGGGCTGACCACGCCCGCGGTGTATTTCTCGATTAACAGCTGGGAACAGGGCGGAGGTAATGAGGGGCAACTGAGCGTTAATTTAACCTGTGATCTCTTCGTGGTGGTGGATGCCGCCGGATCGGGTGTGAGTCAGCCTGAGATTTTTGTCAGAACCGCTGCGGCCGATATTACCCAGTGGATTGACGGGCAGCAGTTTGGTCTGGACCATATTGAGCCTGCGGTATTCACCACGGCTGAACGTGATGAGTTTGATCCGCGAATGGATGATTATCTGGTCTGGCGTATTTCATTCACCCAGGCGGCTGCATTTGGTACTGACCCCTTTGCAAACAATGGCATGCCTCTGCAGCAGGCCTGGCTGGGTGCTGCACCTGATACGGGCCGTAATCACGTGGATGACTATCAACTTATCTGGGAGGCTCAGCCCGATGAGTGATATAGCAGGCGACCTGCAGCGCAGACTGGCGAACCTTGTCCGGCGCGGCGTTATCCACTCCGTCAGGCACGATCGTATCCCAAAATGCCGGGTGGATTTGGGGGATATCATCACGACCTGGCTGCCGTTGTGCCAGGGGTTTTCAGGAACTAACCGGGCGGATTCAAATCCTTATGCCGTGGGGGATGCGGTTACGGTCCTGTCCGAAGCCGGAGAGCTCAACAACGGACGGGTGTTTCCCGGCTGGAACACGGGAAAGCTGCCTGTGCCGGAAGGGAGTGACAGCGAGCACATTACCCGTTACAGCGACGGGACCGAGATCCGTTATGACAGGAACGCGCATGCCCTGACGATTACGCTGGCTGATGGCGGAACCTACAAAATTGTCGGTAAAGGCACGCTGGATGGTCCGGTTGAAATTACGGATACCCTGACAGTCCAGGGCAAAACCCAGATTAATGCTGACACGTCGGTTGCAGGGAATATCGGGGCGTCAAAGGAGATAACGGATAAATCCGGTAGCATGAGCAAGATACGTGAAGTATTTAACAACCACGATCACCGCGGCGACAGCGGCGGGCTCACCGATAAACCTAATCAGAAAATGTGACCTGCTGCGGCAGGTTTTTTTATGCCTGGAGAAAAAACATGTCTCAGTTACATGGCGTTGAAACTATTGAACTCACCTCGGGTACGGTGGCGGTTACCACGATCCAGACCGCCATTATCGGTCTGGTGGGAACGGCACCTGATGCGTCGGGGGGAACAGCCGCATCGGGATCATCCGGTACACCCATTCTCGATAACGTTATCGACTTCACTGCAACCATTAAGGGGCGGGAAGGCAATGTCATCAATGTCGCTGCGCTGGCCGGACAGCCGGCAGCCGAAAATCCTGCTGCGGTTGTGACGTCAGCAAGCTGGGATCCTGAATCGCTGACACTGAACATCACGCTGGGTTGTGATGAGCACGGTGTTATCACGGCTAAACCCGGAGACGTTGCTGAGGCTGTCGGTGGTGTTGATGGCGCAAAAGTCAGTGCGAGCGGGCGCGGTGACGGGATTATCCAGCCCTTCAGCCTGCAATTGGCAGGGGGTGAAGATGAACCCTTTCCGCTCAATACGCCGGTGGCGGTCGTCGGCACCACGCTGTTATCCCGCCTGGGTGAAAAAGGTACGCTGAAACAGGCACTGACAGACATTAACGATCAGCGTAATGCGCTGACGGTGGTGGTGCGTGTGGCAGATGAAAACGATGTGGCAAAACGACGCGCTGCGGTACTGAAGGGGATCGGCACCCTGTCTTCAGCGAAATCTGTTACCACGTACCATCCGCGTATTGTGATAGCGCCGGGATTCAGTGAGGACGATGCGGTTGGTAAGGGGCTGGAAACCGTGGCCGGGAAATTGCGCGCCGTTGCATATGTTGACTGCGCCTCCGGCGCGACGCTGCAGGAAGTGGTACAGCGTCGCCAGTCCTATGGCGCACGAACTGAACTGTTGCGCCCGCGGGTCCAGGCGAGCGATGCAGATGGCCAGCTGGTTTATCGCCCTTACTCTGCGTTTGCTGCCGGGTTACGCGCCCGCATCGACTTTGAAAAAGGCTGGTGGTGGAGCAAGTCGAACCAGGACATCAACAACATCCTCGGTGTTGAGCAGATCGATGAATTTATCCTCGGGGATGAGAACTGCGATGCAAACCTGCTCAACATGCAGAACGTGTCCACCATTATCCGCCGGGCGGGTTTTAAACATTGGGGTAACCGCCTGTGTGCTACCAATCCACAGTGGCGTTTTGAATCTGTACGCCGTACAGCTGATGTTATTGAGGACAGCATTCAGGAAACCATGCTGGAGTATGTTGACCGCCCACTGGACCGGGAAAATGCGGATGACATTATCGGTACCATCAATGCCTATATGCGGCAACTGGTCGGTCTTGGCGCCATATTCGGTGGGCGGGCCTGGCTGGATGAAGAACTGAACACCGCGGAAACCATGGCGTCGGGTGTCCTGTACATCAACTATGACTTTGGTCCGAAATCGCCGACTGAACTTATCAGCCTGCGCGTCCGGGTGAACAATAACTATGCGCTTGAGGAGATGCTTGCAGCATGAGCGATAAAAACACACTACGCGTCTGGACCTTCTTCCGGCAGGGGATCCGTATTCAGGGGGCGCATGAATTTACGCCGCCGTCTCTGGCTATTGTCAAAACGGATTTGCGTACCGGCGCACAGGATGCGCCCACCCCGGTTGATGACGGCATGGAGGCACTGACCTGTCAGGTTAAATTTTATGGGATAGATACGGATATGCTGGCCAGCTTCGGTTTTGTCAGCGGCAGCCGTTCACGCTTTACGGCTTATCAGGGCTATCTCGGTAACGGCACTGCGCGCGGTACGGTTGAGGAAATTGAGGGGTTTGTACAGACCGTCACGCCGGATGCGCGGAGTAAGGATACGCTTTCCGAAAATGCCGTGACGGTTGATATTGCTGTCAGCTACTACCGTCAGTCACTGGACGGGCGCGAACTGTTCGCCATTGATACAGAGCGTTTCGCCCGCCGGGTGAATGGCGTGGATGTGCTTTCTGGCCTGGCTGCCAAAGTGCGTCTCTGATTTTACTGTTATCCCACCACTGTAACGGCCTGCGGGCCGTTTTTTTATGGAGCAACCTATGAGCTTTCCTGGTGAAACCCGCGTTATAAAACTGTATTCCCCTGTATCACTTGATAGCGGGGTTGTGATCGATGAAGTCACCATGCGTGAACCGTTGGTTCGCGATCGCATCACTCATGCCAAAGACCGCGGCAACGAAGAAGAGAAAGAAGCCCGCATGATTGCGCTGCTGTGCAATCTCAGTGAACAGGATCTCTGGCTGATGACGGCGGCAGATTATTCACAGCTGCTGGATGCCTTTAACGTTTTTATGCTCCCGCCCGCGAAGCGACCGAAGGCGGGCTCCTCCGGGCAATAAGATTTCTGGGGCGGCGGCTGCATTTTCCGATGGCGGAATACCTTGATATGCCGTTCAGCACTTTCTCTGATTTTTTGACCGACGAACTGGAGACGATAAACCGTGGGCGGAATAAGCCAGAACCTTAAGGCCGTCATTACCTTTGGCGGGAACCTGGATAATTCATGGAAACGATCTGCAGATGGTCTGCAAAAAAGCCTGAAAGATGTCGGAAAGCAGTCTGAACGACTGACAAAAGATCAGACCAAACTGGCAGCAGAAATCAAGCGCGCCAAACTGGCCGGTGAAAGCCTGGGGGATTTGAAGCGCCGCTATACCGATGTTTCCAGGGAAATCCGCAAAACGGAGGCGGAGCAGCAGAAACTGAATGTACAGATGCAAAAAGCACAGCGCATTCAGGCATTCAAAGGTGCCGGTAAAGGTCTGTTCCGGCGCGGTCTGGGGATCGCCGGGCAGGTGGGCGGGATGTTTGGATCCGGGCTGGCTATTGGCGGTGGCGGTGTGGTGGCTTCAGCACTTGGCACACTGATAGCGCCAGCTGCCACCAATGCTGAAACGGCAACCCGCACTAATGTCGCAAAAAGTTACGGCGTGGACGTGGCCACGTTTAATGCCTGGGATTCTCTGGCGAAGCAGTACGACATGAATGCGGAAAACATTGGCGATCTCTTTGAAGAGTATCTGCACAAATCCGGGGAGTATAAACAGAACGGTAAGCAGGACTCGCTGCAGGATGCGTTTGAAACGCTCGGTTTCAAAGCGGGGGATTTTGCCGGGCTCAGCGATATGGCGCAGTTCGACAAAATTGTTGAACGGGCGCTCAGCCTTCAGGACGAGTCAAAAGCCTCCTTCGCACTGGATTCTCTTTTTGGCGGGGAAGCGAGCAAACTGCTGATGCTTATCAAGCAGTCTGGCCGGAGCTACCGCGACCTGATGGACGAACAGCGGCGCTACAACCTTGTGACTAAAGAGGGGGCTGATGGGGCGGTTGCGGGTAATCAGGCTATCAATAATCTCCGCACTGTTTTCTCTTCTGCTGTTGCTGAAATTTCCGGGCAACTGGGAAATGAACTGGCGCCTGATATCCGTAATCTGACAAATGATCTTGCTGACTGGTTCAAAGGTGGCGGGATCAAGCGCATTGTGACTTTCCTGCGAAACGACCTCTATCCCGGCGTTCTGTCGTTCGGGCAGGGGGTGGTTTTTGTCGGCAAAATTATTTACGCGCTGGCTAAAAAACTGTCTTGGTTACTTCCGGATGAACGAAATGACCAGCGCGATGTATTGAAAACGCTGGCTGGTAACGGAATGAATATGGCTCGCCTCAGAGCTGAGCAGACAGGCCAGGGAGAATGGTTTTCGCAGCAACTGGCAACTCATCCTGACTTGCCAGAAAAAGTAAAAGAGTCATGGAACGATACCCGTGGATGGTTCGGTCCTGACAGCGACGATGAGGCGTTTAACAAATCGCTTGATAAATACCTGCCACCGGAAGGCGGCGACTCGCTTTTAAACTGGAATGCGGCGCTACAGCAAAACAAGGACCATGTCGCGCAAACCGTTAAAGAGGAACCGGAAAGCAGTGCCGGAGCCTGGGATAATTACGCGCATGAGCCGGTAACATCTGCCAGCCAGTGGGAAAGAGAACCATCAGTGCTGACGTACAGCCAGGGGGAAGGAGAAAGCGCCCGCGCAGGGGATAAGTATCCGAATGCACCCCTTCTTCCCGCCGGGCAGCAGGACAGGAATGTTACTGCAACAGACAGTTCACCTGCTGAGCCGGTGATTCTGAAAGACGAGAGCACGGGCGGTTACTGGGAAAGTCTGCTTCAGAAAATGGATGTACTGGATAAGCAGCCGCCATCACGGCAGATAACCGATAACCGCAAATTTGAGTATCACTTCGAAATTAATGCCGCGCCGGGACAGGATGAGAAAGCGATTGCCGATGAAGTGACCACGGTGACGAAAAACAATTCTGCCTTTAATGGTGATAACAGCCTTCTGGATGGGAGACTTGTCTGGTGAGTGAAATTATCCCGATATTTGAAGATTCCGGTCAGCTCAGTACAGGCGCATTACGGGGTGGGCAGGAAGCCCGCGTGATGATGATGCTGGGGAGTTTCGCCTTTTCGATTGATACAGCGGCTTATCATCAGCTCACCCGTGAGGCCAGCTGGCGCTGGAGTGAACAGGAACGCATCGGCAAACAGGACCTTCTTCAGTACACCGGAAAGCCTGGCCGTACCGTCAGGCTTGAAGGGCAGTCTCACGCCTTTTTCCGTAAAGGGGTGGAAGGGGTGAATGATTTATTTGATCTTGCCGAACAGGCGAAACCCCAGCAGCTTGTCAGCGGAGAAGGCGATGTGCTGGGTTGGTGGGTGGTGACCGACTTTTCAGACACGACGAGTAAGTTTTTACCGGGTGGCGGTCACCGAAATAAAAACTGGACGATGACGCTAAAACACTATGCCGACGATCTATCAAACCCGTGACGGAGATGTACTGGATGCAATTTGTGCCGTGCATTACGGTACTGAAAATCTTTCATACTCGGTGACTCAGGTTCTTGAAGCTAATCAGGGGCTGGCGGATCAGGGGGCTATGTATCCTTCCGGCCTGTACATCACTCTGCCGGATCTGGTGACGCCCGTAGCGGAATCGCCATTCAGTTTATGGGATTGATATGGCAGATCAGACAGCGATGCCGGAATATGCGCCGGCCTTCAGCATTCAGGCCGAAGGGAAAGATATAACCCGGGTACTGCAACAATGCCTGAGTGAACTGACCCTGACGGATTATGGTGGGGCAACAGCGAAAGCAGATGAACTGAAAATCAGCCTCATCTCTGAAACGCTGTCGCTTCCCACTAAAGGTGCCCGGCTTCGGGTTGCTCTGGGATTCAATGATCAACTGATCGATAAAGGCTGGTTTGTTGTCAGTGGTGTCTCGAGCAGCGGCCCACCAAGGCGTATCGAACTTTATGCAACCGCTGCGCCGATGAACGCCCAGAAACAACCCGGAGATGTGACAAGCCAGAAAACCCGGAGCTGGGATAACCTTCGTCTTGCCGATATTGTCAAAACGGTGGCCACCGATAACGGGCTTATTCCCCGCGTGGCCGACGCGCTCAAAGATATTCATATCAGCCATATCGATCAGGTGGCGGAATCCGATGCCAACCTGCTCGCAAGGCTTGCGCGTGACTACAACGCAGTGAGCAAACCATCAGGAGGCTACTGGCTTTTTTTACAGCAGGGGGCCACGGCAACGGCTTCAGGGAAACAGACTGGCGGGATCACCATCACACCGGATGAAGTATCAAACTGGTCCTACAGTGAAGGTGAGCGGGGGAGTTCGACAGGTAAAGCTACAGGGAGTGGAGGAAAAGCTAAAGAGAAAATCGGCGTGCGTTATTACGACGAGGAGGACGGTACGACAAAGACCTCCTCCGTTGAACATGATGGCCCGGCGATGACCAATCCCTATACCCAGTCGGAGAGAAACACCGCCGAGCAACAGGCAAATTCCAGGAAAACACAGGCGAAGCGTAACGAGCAGAAAATGACGCTCACGGGGCCATGTCGCCCGAAACATGTTCCGCTGACAGCAGAAGCAAGTGTGTCGACTTCCGGTTTTGGCTCCCGTGAGGATCGGGCCTGGGTGGTTGAGTCTCTGGTCTTTTCTCTGACGTCAGCAGGATTCAGCTACACCTACAACCTTGTCGTGGATATTCGTAAACCCGCAGCGGCTTCGAAAAAATCAGAAAAGCAGGACAAAACAGGCCCGTCCTACTTCGGTTAACCCTCCCGCCATCCGGCGACTCAGCAACGGAATTTAATCATGAACGGTGTAAACAACCGGACCGGAAAACGCCTGTCCGGCGTCGCCCATTTGCGCCAGTCGGTCAGCGACATACTGACCACGCCCATCGGGAGCCGGGTTCTTGTCCGGGACTATGGCAGTGATCTGTTTTCGCTGGTGGATAACCCCCGGGATGATTTGACCCGGCTACAAATAATTGCTGCGTCTGCGACCGCACTGGCCCGGTGGGAGACGCGGCTGAAGGTAACACGTGTGCTTGTTTCCTTTCCTGAAGAGGAGTCCGGCTGTGTGCTGGATATTGAGGGGATCAACAAGGAAACCAATTTACCTGTCAGAACGGGAGACATAACGATTTATGGCAAGCGGCTATGACGTGATCAACCTGTCCGAACTGGACGTACCGGATGCCATTGTGGTGCCGGATGCGACTGAAATCTTCACCCGGTGGCTGGCGCGCCTGCGGGAACTTGATAAGCAGTTTGATGCGCTGGTGGAATCCGATCCGACGTTTAAACAGGGGGAGGTGAATGCCTACCAGCTGACGCTGGCGTTCCAGCGGGTTAATGATGCTGTGCGGGCGGTATTTCTCGCGAGTGCAAAAGAGGCTGACCTTGACCAGATAGGCGCCGCATTCAACGTTAAACGGCAGGTGATTAAGCCCGGCGATCCGCTTGCCATTCCGCCAGTGGAGCCTGAACTGGAAGACGATGCGGCATTTCGTGAACGTATCCAGCTTTCATGGGCGCAGCTGAATACAGCAGGCGCGCGTAATTCATACCGCTTTCATGCGAAGTCTGCCGATACGGATGTGCTGGATGCCGATGCCTATGGGCCGGAAACCCATAACCGGCCCGGATACGTTGATGTCTATGTCCTGTCACGTACCGGGGATGGGGCGGCGGGGCAGCCCCTGCTTGATAAGGTTAACAGCACACTGAATGCGGATGAAATCCGCCCGTTAACGGACTACGTGACGGTTAAAAGTGCCACGATTGAAAACTATGCCGTTACGGCAGAGCTGGAGATCCCGGAAGGACCGGACGCCAGTACGGTGCTGAATAATGCCATCGATGTATTACGGTCATACACCACGCTTTCCCATCGGATTAAAACCGTCGTCCCGCTGTCCGCCATTTATGCTGCGCTGCAGCAATCCGGTGTGGTCCGGGTAAGGCTGATTTCTCCGGTAGCAGATCTGGAAGCGGAACCGGGTAAAGCGCCCTGGTGTACCGCCATTAATGTCACCCGCACGGAGGTAAGCAGCAATGACGGCTAAGTTTCGATCTCTGCTACCTCCTGGCGCATTTCATGAAGAGCGGGCGCAGGAGCAGGCCAGCGCTGAGCAGATCGCCACCCTCGATACCAATATGGTGCGCAAGTCCAAAAATCCTGACACCTGTCCGGCGCATCTTCTCCCCTGGCTGGCCTGGGAGCATGCCGTTGATTTCTGGGATGACGGCTGGACAGAGGCGCAGAAGCGACAGGTGATAAAAGATGCCGCTTATGTGCATCAGCACAGGGGAACGGCCGGGGCGGTACGTCGTTCCCTCGGCTCCGTAAACCTGCCCACGACCGTGGTTGAGTGGTGGGAAGACACGCCGCGCGCTGAACCTTACACCTTCCGGATCGAAGTACAGAGCAGTGAGGGGGTCAGCGACGCTCTCTATCATCAGATCCGCCAGCTTACCGAGCGGGCCAAGAACCTGCGCAGCTATCTGAGCAAAATCGATGTGATGGCGAATGTGGGTATGGACGGGGCTTTTTATATTTCGGGTGCGACAACAGCGCATATCGATGTGGACATTTTTGCCGGGGAATCTCATGGCTGATTACTACTCAATTATCACTAACCGGGGTAAAGAACTGGAGGCAGAGGCGCTGGCCAGTGGTCGCCTGATTGTACTGACTCACTTTGTGGTGGGTGACAGTAATGGCAAGCAGGTCAAACCCGATCCGGCACAAATCCGGTTGATCAATGAAACGTACCGGGGAGATATCGCTGAGCTGGTGGTGTCCCCGGAACAGTCCACGCAGTTAATGGCAAAAATCGTTCTGCCGACCGGGGTTGGTGGATTCACCGTTCGCGAAGTCGGTTTAATGACTGACACCGGAGAGCTTTACGCGGTGGCAAACTGCCCATCGATCGATAAGCCGGTTGGTGGTGTCAGCGTTAATATGCAGTTTCGCCTGGCGGTATCAGATACCTCAAATATCACGCTGAATGTTGCAACCGGCGACGGGTTATTTCTGCGCATTGACCAGAACCTGAAAGAGATAAAAACGCGGGGCGCGGAAGCACAAAAAACGTCGCGTGAATCCATTGGTGTCCTCGATGGCACGACACAACGAAAGGGGCTTGTACAACTTAATAGTACGGTGAACAGCACCAGTGAAACGCAGGCCGCCACCCCTGCGGCAGTTAAGATCGTAATGGATAATGCGAATGCGCGACTGGCTAAAGACCGGAACGGCGCGGATATACCGAATGTCGCATTATTTCTACAAAACCTTGGTTTAGTAGAAACAATAAAACTGGCTGCTGGCGCAGTACCTTCAACACGCAGAGTTAATGGTCATGAACTGGCTGCGGACATCAATGTCACGGCGCAGGATATTTTTGACGGCCAGGTTGTGGGGATTGGTGAAAATCAGAATCTGGATGATTACCAGGTGCCGGGGCTTTATTTTCAGGGAGCGAACGCTAATACCAGTGCGGCACTGAATTACCCGGAGAATAATGCAGGTTCTCTGATGGTATTGAGAAGTGCCGGAGTCACACAGATTTACCGCGTGTACAACTCATCCCGCAGTTATACGCGTAGCAAGTATTCAACGCTGGCATGGACGCCGTGGATGCCGGAAGATTCTTATCCTGTCGGCGCACCTATCCCCTGGCCATCTGATGTAACCCCGACAGGGTACGCCTTAATGCAGGGGCAACCTTTTGATAAAGCGGCCTATCCATTGCTTGCGATTGCGTATCCAGCGGGTGTTATCCCTGACATGCGAGGCCAGACGATTAAGGGGAAACCGAACGGGCGTACGGTACTCTCGTATGAACAGGATGGTATTAAATCGCACGCCCACACAGCCAGCATTTCCGATACAGACCTGGGAACGAAATACACCAGCTCTTTTGATTATGGTTCGAAACCAACAACCAGTTTTGATTACGGAAATAAGTCATCCACAGAAGGGGGTTGGCACGCACATAACTTTCGATATTGCTCAACGTCTGCATACCGGGATACTCCCGGCCAGGGGCTGGGGATGCATTCGTCAAATGTTTCATGGTCAGCTGGAGATCGTATTGAGGGAAGTGGTAATCATGCTCATGTGACGTGGATTGGCCCTCATGATCACTGGGTGGGTATCGGTGCGCATGACCATTATGTGGTTATGGGGTATCACGGACATGCTGCGACCGTTCATGCAACCGGAAATGCAGAAAACACCGTTAAAAATATTGCGTTTAACTATATTGTGAGGCTTGCCTGATGACTTTTGAAATGACCGGAGAAAACCGGACTATTACTCTCTACAACCTTCGTGCAGATACAAATGAATATATTGGGAAATGTGATGGGTTTATCCCGGCTAATACGGGATTACCTGCTTACAGTACCAATATTGCCCCGCCGTCAGCGAAGGCTGGTTTTGTCGCTGTATTTAATTATGAGTCAGAAAAATGGTCATTGGTTGAGGACCATCGAGGGAAAATTGTTTACGACATTCAAACCGGGAAAGCTACCACGATTGACCAGTTAGGTAAGTTACCTGACGATGTTGTTTCAGTCGCACCGGAAGGTCATTTTGTTAAGTGGGATGGAGCAAAGTGGGTCCACGATACCGATGCAGAAAATGAACATCTGCTGATGCTGGCGGAACAGGAAAAAATAAATCTTCTGGCGGTCGCAACATCCGCAATAGCCCCCTTACAGGATGCTGTTGATCTGGGCATGGCAACGGACGTTGAAACCGCGCTGTTGTTGGAGTGGAAGAAATATCGTGTCTTGCTTAACCGGGTAGATACCTCAAATCCTGAATGGCCTACGCCCCCGAATATTCTGGCCAGTTAATATCAGGGGCGGAAGACAAATCGATGCGACGTAACTCAGTACGATAGCTTCGCAACGCTGCCAGTTCTGTTTCCTCGCTGGCTGATATATCGCCGTCTTTTGTGCAAGACGACTAAAGTTAACCGCAGAAGAGTGGGCTCAGGCTGGAAGGTTGATAGCTGCAGGTGAGTCAAGAAAAAGTGTGGCTATAATTTACGATGTAGGGGGGGCGACGCTATACAAAAAATTTCCTGCGCGGTGTTGAGAAGACACCACCGCCTCGTCGTATGCAAGAACGGGCGACGGCGAACTGGCGAACGTTCGATAGTGCGAGTATTGAATGATTGGCTTTGTTGAATAAATCGAACTTTTGCTGAGTTGAAGGATCAGATCACGTATCTTCCCGACAACACAGACCGTTCCGTGGCAAAGCAAAAGTTCAAAATCACCAACTGGCCCACCTACAATAAAGCCCTCATCAACCGTGGCTCCATAACTTTCTGGCTGGATGATGAAGCTATTCAGGCCTGGTATGAGTCAGCAACACCTTCTTCACGAGGCAGACCTCAGCGCTATTCTG